ATAAGATCTTGTGGCCTGAGTTTTGGAACAAGGACGAGTTGTTAAAAGTCAAAGCGTCATTGTCACCTATGAAATGGAACGCCCAGTGGCAACAGAATCCTACATCTGAAGAAACGGCAATGATCAAAAGGGAGTGGTGGACTCCGTGGGAAGAATCAGAAGTGCCGAAGTTAGATTATATATTGCAGTCGTATGATACGGCATACTCTAAAAAAGAGACGGCAGACTATTCTGCGATTACAACTTGGGGTGTATTTGAGCCAAAAGCCAACGGACAACAACATCTAATTATGCTTGATGCGAAGAAAGGGCGTTGGAGTTTTCCAGAGTTGAAGGAGATTGCGATAGAAGAAAACGAATATTGGGAACCAGATATGATGCTTATCGAAGCAAAAGCCAGTGGTCAACCCTTGGCAGACGAACTGAGAATGATGAACTTACCAGTTTTGACTTTTAGTCCAGGCAGACGCAAAGGGGGTAACTTAGACAAAACAACAAGGATGCACATTGTTTCTCCTATTTTCGAATCTGGAAAAGTGTGGTATCCTAGTGGAGAGAAGTTTGCAGAGGATGTAATAGAAGAAGTTGCATCTTTTCCAAATGGCGACCATGATGACTATTGTGATAGTATGACAATGGCTGTTATGAGATTTAGACAAGGTGGATTTATCGCACTGGACGGAGAAGACGAAGGAGAGGATTGGTTTCCTCGATCAAAAAGGGAGTATTACTAATGCCAAAGAAACTTAAAAAAGGATCAGACATAATGGATTTTGACAGTATGTTAAATTCACAACTCGGTAAAATGATGGGATTGACAGAAAAAGATAGACCAAAATTCGAAAAAAGAAAAAAGATGAAGCCTAAAGTCAAAAAGCCAAAGAAAATGAGCAATGGCGGAAGTAATAAAATGATAGACGAGCCAGAATTTAAAGACTTAAGAAAAGCGTTAAGAAAAATAGAGGTAGGGTTAACAAACATTCCAAAAAGTAAACGTGGTAAAGGAATGGGTAAAAAAATACGAAACATGAGAAAAAATCCTATGATGAAAAATCGTGGGGGAACATTTAAGGGAACGTATTAATGCCAAAAAAAGGTGAATCCCCATACAAAAGAACAATGGGTTTGGATGTTCCACATCCTTTTGCTAAAGAAGTTCCGAAGAAAAAACCTAAAGGTAGACCTAGAGGCAATCCAAAAGGTAGACCAAAAGGAGCTAAAAACAAAACAAAGCCACCTAGAAAGATTACATTACCTACTGGTAGAGCGATGGATGAGGCTATTACAAAAATACAACAACAGTTGTTAATAGAAAAAGATAAACTTAAAAAAAGCAACGGAGGCACTATGAATAAGCAGTCCCAACTAGGTGCTAGACTCATGTACACCATTGATCGTATAAATAGAGATAAGAGTCTTTCAAAACCACAGAAAAGAGAGATATTAAAAAAAGGATTGAAGGGCATACGCAAGATTAGAAATATGGGTATGAACATGGGTGGTGTTATGAAAAATCGTGGTGGAACTTTTAAAGGAGTGTTTTAATGTCAGACGAAGCAGATAGAAGAAGAACGTACAGAGAATTAGAGAAGCGTGGACAGCCAACGCCTGGAAAATATTACTATAAGCGAAAGCCTACAGAGTATTCACCAAAGAAAAAGATAAAACCAAAAGTAAAACAACTGGATTTATTTAAGAAAAAGGCTGGTGGATTTACCGTGACAAACCGTTTCTCAGATATTATGCTACCAGAGAAGAAAAGAACAACTAGGATCACTTAATGGCACAAAGACCAAATTACAGATTTAATTTGACTGGGCCTGGTGCTACACCACAAACACTTGATGAAACTGTTAATGATTTAAAACGTATCGGAAAAGGGTTACTGGTCGGTGAAACGGCAGACCTTTTGGGTTTGCCCGCAGACCTACTTGGCTTGTACTATGATCTTAGGTATGGTGAAACACCAGAGGGAATACAAAGTTTAATTGATACTATAGGTTCTGAAGCACTTGCAAAAAGATTCATGGGTGAGGAGTTTCCAGAGTTTGGTATGAACTTGGAAAGTTTTGGGAGAGCCGTGGCACCTGGAGCTTTATTAGCAAAAGGTATTGCAGCAGCGAGATTAGCTGCAAGAGGTAGAAATATGTTCCCACCTTCAAACAACAATGCAGGCTATGCTCTAGCAACAGTAGGTGATGGTGCAAAGGTAGATGTTGTTGAAGAAGTTCCAGAAACTGTGGGTGAACGTCTCTTTATGACACAATCTGGTGAGGGTGGACAAGCTAAGAAGATAAGACAAGATGATGAAAAGTTTTTTGAAGAGGGTTTTGATGTAGATGTAGAGGCTGGTTTAAATCTAGATAGAACTATTTTTTCTAATTTATTAAACGAGTTAGAAAAGATAGGTAAGACTTCTTCTAGGCTAAGTATCCTAGAACCAAGGATGATTCCTAAAAGAGTCAACGGACAAATAGTAAAAGATGCGACTGGTAAAGTTGTAAAAGAACCAGGTCCAACTTTAGTAAGAGGTATTGACTTTAAACAAAAGCCAACGGGCAGAGAACTATTAGGGTATTTTACAAATGATCTTAAGCCAGAATTTTCTAAAAAATTTGGTGGTATGGGTTTAAAAGATAGTGGTGGTAGTGGCTTACAAAGTAGATTAGGCAAAGAAGCAGTAGAAACTGGTTTGATTCGTTATCTAGAGAACAACCCAGACAAAGTTATTACTAAAGAAGAACTTATCAATGCAGCTAGTTTGTTTAAACCAAATATTAAAATGTCTGTGTATTCAAAGAATGAGGAAGCCTCTCTTGAAGGACAGATAAAAAGTTTAGGAAACACTGGATTAAATTTATCAGAAAATGATCCCAGAAGAGCACAAATAGTTGACTCAATAAAAATTTTACGAAAAAAATTAGATGATTACAGTGCTCACAACCCTTGGACACATGACGGAATACAGATGTTAAAAGTTCAAGATTTAGGATCCGTACAAAATCCTCAAACAGCAGGCACATTAAATTCAAATAATCAAAGTCTAGTTCGCACAGACAATGTTACTTTTTTATTTTCTGGGGACAAAGGCTTTGAAACTTTTATGGGAAAGTCAGTTGATAAGGCAAGTACAAATGAAATTGATAGAAAAATAAATGAAATTGATGACTATTTCAAAGCGATGGGTGAGACAACATCTTTAAGAAAATTAGGACTGGGTAATAATCATGGATATGCCATACCAAACTATTATGGTCATGTAAGAGGAACTGCGATGATTACAATAGATCCAGCAACAGGCAAAGAGTATAAAACACTTTCTATCAATGAAATACAGTCAAACCAAGCAGGCAAAAAAGAAAAAAGAGTAAACGCTGAAGATGCTAAATTAATGGCTGAATTTAAAAGATTAGAGGCAAACATCACAAACTTAAATGATGTAGAAACTTCAAAGTACAATAGACTAAAAAAGAAGATCGAAGAAAGTAATGCTGTCGGAACTCCGAAAGTTCTAACAAATAGAACAAGAATGGATGCCTTAAAGATTGTAGAAGAGGACAGAAAACTAGGGACTGGTTTTATTAAATTTGCAGAAGAAAAAGCTATATTACAAAAAGACTACGATAAAAAAACCATAAAAATGGAAACTCTAGAAAAAGAATTTGGTAAACTAAATGATGGCGTGGGTGGTTTAAAAAGAGCTTTGTTTAAAACAGATGAGTCTCTTAATCGTGATCGTATTCTTTTATCTGATTTTAGAAAAGCAAAAGCAAAAATTATTGAGGATCTAGAAGTAGCTTCAGAAATCCCATCTCCTGCTCTGCCAGATGGGACTCTAGCTGGAATTGATCGAGAGGAAAACATGCCAAATATTTTGGCTTCTTTGTTTTTTAGAAATCACGATAATTATGGTGATCATTTAGCAGATGGTAGAGGTTTTGACTCTTTTGATATAGCCGTAATTTTAGATGAAGGTGGTCAAACAAGACCTAGAAGTCCGATAAATCTTGCTAATCCAGAAAACCCAGAATCATTAAAAGTTTTAAAACAAGTTGCTAAAACAAGATATGGCACAGAAGGTAACACAGATATACTTCAAGATGTTTTTGCTCTTAAAGACAATGATTTAAATTATGATTTTGATTTAAGTACCTTTCCTCATGTAAAGGGACCTAATCCACCGAGAGTTGTTTATATGAGTGATATTGGTATGATGAGAGAACATTATGAAGACATAGGAGAATTATTCGATAATGATTTGATTGATGAAGGAACTTATAAATTATACGCTCAAAAAAGACCTACTTATAAAGATTATATAGATATAAAAAGAAAAGTAGATCCAGATTATTTTCTAGATAAAGATAATGTTAACGCCACAATAACTCATTTAGTTAATGACAGAGAGAGAAAAATAGAAGCAGGCTATGCGAACTCTTTGATTTTTAACAAAGTGATGAATGATCCAGAAATAACAAAACTTTTAGAGTCCAACAATATAGAGGAGTTAAGAGACAGATACGAAGCCTTAAACAAACAACAAAAATTAAATGCAGAACAAGGTATTCCACAAGACAGCGCTAGTTACTATGCAGAGGTAAACAAAATAAAAGATGATTTAAGAAATGATTTTGGAGTTCAAACGACAGACTTCGAAGGCACTGGAAAGGACTTTCCTCTCGTACATAAGGGTGCGATTGGCAAAGCATTTAAAAAAGCAGCAAGTGAAGTTTATGATGAGTTTAGAAAAACGGAAAAAAAGATACCTATGATTGGTGGTGGAACTTACACACAACTTGTTCGAGAGGGGTTTAAAAGACCTTCTGTTCTTACTAATTTATTGGGACGAAAGTCAAAAGGTGCTTTTAGCAAAGACAATTTTGATAAAGTCTTAGGAAAAGAATCGTATAAAGATGCTCACATAAGTCAATCTTATATTGATTTTATAGAAAAGAATTTTCAAACAGATTTAACTTTTCTAGAATCTGCGATTGCTAAAAAAGGACTGACTCAGTTTAATAAAGATAAAAAATATTTAGAGAATCAAATACTAGAGGCACAAGCTCTTCAACAAGATTCTTTTGTTCAACTAGAAGAGTTTAATAAAAAAAGAGACTTAGATAAAATATTAGATAACTTAAGGGATAAACTACCAGAAAACTTAAAAAAATCTTTAGATGAAATTATCAAGCATCAAAAATTTGGAGACAACAATAACTTAGAGAAATTTCTTGCAGGCCCTCCAGTATTAGAATACGGACAAATGACAGAACTTATGGTGCATAATGTTATAAAAAAAGCAAAAGACATGGGTTTTGAAAGAGTGCATTTCCCATCTATGGACGCTTACGATGACATGTCTCAGAGACAATATCTTGGATCAGGCGTAAAAAGAATACAGTATGGTGATGCAGAAAACAAAACAGCTTATGACTTTTCGATTGGCAGACCTTTGACAAAAGCTTTGAAGAAATATGGAAAAGGATATACAACACAAGTAGAGGTTATTGCTAAAAAGAAACCAGTTACTACCGCTCTGGGGACTCCTCTTCTCGGGCAACGACAACAACAAGGTATAGCACGAATAGGAAAAAAACAAACAAGAGCAAATGCGTTTGACGAAGACCTCCATAGAATAGTAGACTTAACAGTAGATGAGGCGAGTAAGAAAGCAGATTTAAAGATACCAAGAATGGCAAAAGGTGGTATACTAAGTAAATTTAGAAAGGTAAGTTAATGGCAAGAGAACCAATGCAAATAGCACCAATGGTGGATAAAAGTGTGGGAGCTGGTGGAACAGTTGAACCAGAAGCCGATAGTTTACAAGTTGAATTAGATGATGTTGGTGAAACATTACCAGAGGGTATAGAGCTCGACACTGGCGAACAAATGGAAGTTATGGCAGAGCAGTATGACCATAATGCTAATCTTGCAGAGGTTATGGAAGATGGTGTTTTAGCTTCTCTTGCTTCTGATTTACAAGCGAAAGTCAAAGAAGATTTAGATTCAAGATCAGATTGGGAAGAAGCCATAGCCAAGGGACTTAACTTACTTGGCATAAACTATGAAGATAGAAGCGATCCTTTTCTTGGTGCGAGTGGTGTAACACATCCGTTATTGTCAGAAGCTACAACACAGTTCCAAGCACAGGCTTACAAAGAAATGTTACCGAGTGGCGGCCCAGTAAAAACACAGATACTTGGTGTTCCAACAAAACAAACAGAAGACCAAGCACAAAGAATAAAAGATTACATGAACTTTCAGATCATGGAAGTTATGGAAGAGTATGATCAAGATACAGATCAAATGCTTTTCTATCTACCACTCACTGGTTCTACTTTTAAGAAAGTTTACTTTGATCCAACAAAACAAAGAGCAGTTTCTAAATTTGTTCCAGCAGAAGATTTAATTGTTCCTTACTCTGCTTCTGACATAAGAACAGCAGAAAGAGTGACACATATGGTGCGAATGAGTTACAATGAAATTCGTAAGTTACAAGTCGCTGGAGTATACAAAGATGTGGAGTTATCTACTACGGACACTGGAGAAGATGAAGGAGCTATCCAAGAAACAACTAACGAGCTTCAAGGATTATATCCAAATTATTCAGATGATAGTTACACCTTACTTGAAGTTCATGTGGATTTGGATTTGGAGGGTTTTGAAGATATGGATGCTCAAGGGCAGCCTTCGGGTATTATGCTCCCTTATATTGTTACCATTGATCAAAATTCTGGCGAAGTTTTATCAGTGGTTAGAAACTTTAGAGAGCAAGATCCGTTAAAAAGAAAGAGGCAATATTTTGTACATTTTAAATTTTTACCAGGTTTTGGGTTTTATGGTTTCGGATTATTACATACAATCGGTGGTTTGTCTCGTGCAGCTACATCAATATTAAGGCAGTTAATAGATGCAGGTACTTTATCAAATCTTCCAGCTGGTTTTAAAGCGAGAGGTGTTCGTATTCGTAACGATGACGATCCTCTTAATCCTGGTGAGTTCAGAGATATCGATGTCCCAGGCGGAGATCTCAAAAATTCAATCATACCATTGCCATATAAAGAGCCATCAGCCACACTAGCACAACTTTTAGGTGTGATTGTTGACTCTGGTAGACGTTTTGCACAAGTTGCAGACGCAAAAATTAGTGATGTAAACTCACAGGCACCAGTAGGAACGACTGTTGCGTTGATTGAACAAGGCTCAAAGATTATTTCAAGCATACATAAGCGTTTACATTACGGACAAAAACAAGAATTTCGTATGTTAGCAGAAATTTTTTCGGAAAATCCTATACCTTATCCGTATTTTGTAGGTAATGTAGCACCACAAATCATGGCAAATGACTTTGATGGACGTATAGATGTGCTTCCAGTTAGCGATCCGAGTATTTTTTCTATGGCACAAAGGTTATCTTTGGCACAAACACAGTTGCAATTAGCACAAGCTGCACCAAATCTACATAATCAGTACGAAGCATACCGAAGAATGTACGATGCACTGGATATTAAGAACATAGATGGCATTTTACCACCACCACAACCGCCTGCACCAGTGGATCCAGCAACAGAAAACGCTAATTCTATTAAAGGAGTGCCACTACAAGCCTTCCCAGAGCAAGATCACGAGGCACATTTAGTGGCACATGCTACGTTTTTGTCAAATTTAGCTTCACAAACCAATCCTCAAGGCTACGCTTTGTTACAATCGCACGTTCAAGAGCATGTTGGCATGTTGGCAAGAGACCAAGTAACTAAATTCTTTCAAACTATGATACAAGAAGCTGTAGAAAGAGGCGAAGAAGTGCCACAAATCAATCCAGCAGCCATTGAAGCCGCAATATCACAACAAATTGGCGAAATATTAAAAGAAGTTATGCCAGTTATTGAACCAGCACAGAAACCAGACCCACTTGTGGACATAAGACAGAAAGAATTAGAGAACGATACGGCTGAAATACAAAGAAAGTCTATAAATGACATGATGAACTTTCAAATTGATCAAGCAAAACTAGCACAAGCGTTTGAATTAGCAAAACAAAGGAAAGAAACGCAAGAACAGATAGCAGAAGACCGTAATGATGTGAATATTTACAGAATAAACACGCAGGCTTCTCTGAAAGGAAAGTAATATGGATCCCGCCACCATTGGATTGGCTATTACGGCAGCTTCAAAAGCATTTGGAGCTATAAAAGCTGGATTTGCCGCAGGCAGAGAGATAGAATCTATGGGAAAAGATTTGAGCCGCTGGATGTCCGCGGTTTCAGATGTCGATAATGCCGAGAAGTCCGCGAAGAATGCGTCACCCTTGCGAAAATTATTTAAAGGAAAAGAGATAGAAGCGTCTGCTATCGAGGCTTTTACAGCAAAAAAGAAAATGGAAGCACAAAGACAAGAGCTTAAATCATTTATCAATTTTCACTACGGAGCCAATTCATGGAATGAGATTTTGGCAATGGAAGCGGAGATAAGAAAAAAACGAAAAGAGGAGATCTATGCCAGACAAGAGCTTATCAGAAAAATCTGGGAATATATAGGTTGGTTTTTCTTGTTTTGTACTGTTGTTGGATTTATAGTATTATTAGCTTGGATGTACAAAGAAAGTAGAAGATGAAAACCTTAATCTACGATAATTTATTATCTGAAGATGAATGTAACAATGCAATAAATTTTTATAAGAATAATGAAAATAAGGCTGTAAAATTTAGAGATGTTTATACTTTAAATTTAAAAAATTGTGTAAATTTTTTATCTGATAAATTAACAAAAGTTTCAAAAGAGTTTAATGCAGAAATTGATTGGATGCAAATAGTGAAGTGGCCCATAGGTTCGTATCAAGATCTTCATTTTGATAACGCAAGTGAAAAAACAGTTTTGTCATCTATAACTTACTTAAACGATAACTTTAAAGGTGGACAAACTTACTTTGAAGAGGATACAATGTTTAAACCAAAGAAAGGTAGAGGATTATTTTTTGATGGTAAATATTATAAACACGGTGTAACTAAAGTTGAAAATGAAATTAGATACGTCATAGCCACATGGTACAAATGAAACATAAAAAATTACAAGATAAATCTAAATATGCACAGTATGACATCGATAATGATGGTATTGTTAGTGATGAAGAATTTGAGCACATGGCAGAGATCAAAAGGCTTGAGCATGATCTTAGAAAACAAAGAGCACAAAGACGTATGGCTACTGCTAGTTTGGTTGCTATGGCTACTTTTACTGCTGCGATGTTTTTTGTCGATCTCGAGAGAGTCAAAGCACTTGCCGATATTAGTAATCTGTTTTACATCACTGGGGGTGGCATCGTTGCTGCATATATGGGAGCATCTGCGATAATGAATAGGAGTGGAAAATGATACAAGCCTTAATAGGCCCAGCAACAAAGTTGCTTGGAAAATTTATAGAAGACAAAGACGCTAAAAACAAGATCGCTTTTGAGCTAAGTACGATGGCAGAAAAACATGCTCACGAATTAGCAAAAGGTCAGATAGCTGCCAATGCCGAACAGGCGAAGCACCCTTCACTTTTTGTGGCAGGAGCCCGCCCAGCCATAATGTGGATCTGTGCTCTCGGGTTACTGACGCAATTTTTTATCATGCCTATTGCAGAGTGGGCGACAATGATATGGATGCCAGATGTAACTTTGCCAAAACTAGCCACGGGTGAACTTATGACGTTAACCCTTTCGCTTCTAGGACTCGGAGGAATGCGGTCATTTGAGAAGTCAAAAGGCGTAGCCAGAGAGAATATGAAAAAATGAGAATATTATGCCATTGACAAAAAAAGGAAAAAAGATAATGAAGTCTATGAAAGATCAATACGGTAAGAAAAAAGGGGAGACAGTATTTTATGCAAGCAAAAACAAAGGAGTTATCAAAGGTGTTGACAGAAAGAAAAAGAAAAAAGGTTAAGAAAGTTATCAAAGGTCTTAACAAAGCCTCCAAGCTACATGCTGGACAAGCTAAAAGTTTAAAAGGTGTAATAGGTGCAAAGAAAAAAAAGAGATCCTAAAGTTGGGACTGGTAAAAAACCTAAAGGTTCGGGCAGAAGATTATATACGGATGAGAACCCTAAAGACACGGTTGGAATTAAATTTGCTACGGAGGCGGATGCCCGAGCAACTGTTGCCAAAGTTAAGAGAATCAATAAACCTTTTGCGAGAAAGATACAAATCCTTACAGT